GAAGCAGCGTCAATGTTTTCTCTTAAATTCGCGACGGTAGTCGTAAATTCAGCAGACACGGTACAACAACCTCTCTTGTGGTCGTACTGTTCTGTTGAAAACTCTACGAACTCATCCAAGTCGTATGGGTTCTCCCGAATTGTTTCCGCAATAAATTGCTGGAATGCGAAATCGCCGCGGTCATAGTCCTCCAAAAAATCAGCCTCCCTCATTGCTTCAAGCGCGTTGGTGTCCCCGAATGATGTCCTTACCGCAAGCTGAGTGTCGGTGATCAACTCAGCAACTCGATCTGCTGTGTCTGTCTCTCGAACTGCGTTCTCCTCCAAGTCTCCGGTCGAATGCCAGCCCTCATGCTTGTCTTCATATGTCAGTGTGACGATTGTCTCGTCAGTTACATCCAAGTTGTTGATGGTGTCAATAATTGTTACAGTCATTTTTTCTCCTTTATTTGTTTTTGTGATAACTGCTTATCTATAATGATTATAGTACCTTACTATAATTTTGTCAATACTTATTTATTGTTTTTTTATTTTATTTTTCTTAGCTTCAGAAGTGCTAACTCTTTCTTTTTGCACTCTAGCATAATGTCGTGCATCTGCCCATGATTATCTACTGGTCTTTTGATAAAATCTGAATGAGCTTGTTTGCGAATTTTTGGGTCGCCGTATTCAAGAGCTTTCGACTCCGAGACGTGAACAACGGGAGTGACCCAGGGTGGCCAGGTTTTGGCGGCGAGCTTGACTGCTTCTTGTTCTGTGAGTCCTCCGGTGCAGAATCGATGGTGATGGTAATCGAAAACAATCGGGATTCCAGTTTTGTGATGAATTTTTTCATAAATTTCCTTTGTGCTCCACATGCTTTCCTTGTCGTCGTTCTCCAAGGTAAAGCGTTTCTTGGTGTTTTCATCAAGTCCGCCAGGTCTGTGGAAGTTCTCGATGAATCGTTTTGCTGTTGTGTCCTTGTCTCCGTATGTGCCGCCGACATGGATGTTGATCTTGTTATAGTGGCTTGGCTCGAAACCCATCATGTCAAAGATACGAGAGTGCATGTTCAGGTCCTTGTAAGCCTTCTCTACGACGTGTTTATGGGGTGAACCAAGGCAATTGTAAGGCCCAGGGTGAAACGTCAGTCTATGACCATTTCTCGTGGCGTATTCACCAATCAGTTTGAGGCGGCGCTTAATCTCTCTGATGTCTGGCAGGTCCTCGTATTCATACTCTGATGCCCACGGAAAGATGTCAGAGGACATGCGATAGAACTTGATGTCGTTTTGCTCATTCCACTTTAGGATTTTGAGTAGGTCCATGATGTTGTCGAGAGCAAGTTCGGATGCGTACTTGATACCTTTAGCTTTGAACGTTCTTTTAATCATAGAACGGTTAGTCATGATGCGCTTAGACTTGGGCACATCGGATAATGTCATGTTGATACAGGCATAGCCGTAGTTCTGCTTCACAGGGATTTCCTTGATGTTGTGATTGTTTATAAATTATAGCTTAGATTGATGGAAAAGTCAATAACTATTTTCTTTTTCTTTCTGTTACAATCAGAGTGCCGGTGTTGTAGCTATCTTTCTCGCTAGTGTGCCACCCATATTCTCTCACTATGTTGTCTACAAGGGATTTCATCTCGGTGGAGTGCCCTGTTATTATTTGGCACGGAATTTCTACAAAGTTTAGAAACCTCCTGACCAATTCATCAACCTGGTGGTGTCTTATTCCGTGAAGGTCTAGCTCCTCCATTCTTAACCTCTAACTTAAACAGCCAGCTCGTGGAAATAAATCCCAAGTTTGCGTGCACTCTGTTTCCATCTGAAACCTTTTTATCAAAAAAGCCTTCAAACTTAGTTCCCGGCTGGATCTGAACTAAAGCTTTTTCTGTGTGTCGTTTACTAACTTTTCCCTCGTCTTCTTTGAAACCCAAGATAACACCTATCCACTCTTTCCCATAAAGTATGTGAGTAACTAAGTCACCTATCATCAGGTCCTTGATTTTCGATGAGGTCTGGTCCATAATAAGAAAGCGCTCCCACAATAACTAGGCAGAAGAGCCACAAGATTAACAGGATGTTTCTATGTTTATTAATTATTTCTCCAAAGAAAGAGAGCTGCTGTAAGAAGTGCTGCAGCAATCGCCAAAGGCCAGTCAACTTTTCTTCTTTTCATAAGAGTTTACCTCAGTTAGTCTACTTAGATCAAGCATGCACTTCTCTATTATGTCGCTTCGATTGCGAGTTTGGGCGTCAGCTATTATCAGGTTCAACTTTTCGAAGGCTGCATCGCAGTTAATATAAAATTCGAAAGCGTTGAGTGTCGCGACAAGACTTGAGTGAAGAATAGATCTAGATGTGCAACTAAACTCTGAGCGGCCTCGGTCTGTGACGTCGACTGTGATGATCACCTCTGTTGACGCGTCAGACCCAATGTCGCTTTCCGATTTTTTGAAACTTGGATTGACTTGATAGTCCACAAGCCTCAGGTTCCTCAAGCTAGGACTGCCTTCAACATATTTCGAGTGGCATGCCTTGAACATTCCGTCGACGAAACCTTTTGCTTTCTTTTCTGTTATCTCTATGCTCCTCTGGGCCTCGCCTGTTGTTTCGCTTATAGCCAAACTAATGGAAGTAAAGTCGTTTTTCCAAGATTCTTCTACTGTTATGTCTAGTGGTTGCAATTTTAGCGACTGAGATTTGAGTGTCTTTTCTAAAAGTTCTTTTAACTTTTCTCTCTTGAACTCTTGTGGAGTTTTCTTCATTCTATTCCAATCTTATGAGTCCGGAAGAGAGCTTAAATAAAGATTGAACGTTCTCTAGCCTCTTAACATCTCTGACTATTCTAGCTTTTACGTTTTCCGGAGTGTTCATGTCTCCCGGGGTGGATGGTATGAATTTTATAGCCAGGCCGGCGATATATCGACCCTCAGCTATCTTCTGATTCCTTATAGCAACCGTAACAATCGTTACGTTTGGTAGGGCGCGCATGTCTGCGAGTATGTCATCCAGGCCGCGAGTCTTTTCTCCCTCAGCCGTCAAGCTGTACGCTATCATACAATAAAATTTATAGATGCCTCTCTGTCTTGAGCGCCCTTTTTCTTCTCCGAGTAGTTGTGATTCTAAGCCTTGGTAGAATCTATTCTCAAACAAATCGTCGTCTTCATCTTCGTCTCTGCTTCTGTCTACGCCAGCCTCGGCGTCCAGCATTGCCGCCATAAGCTCTTGCATCTGGACACCCCTATTCTCCAATGCTCTGCAATCTTCCGCACAAAAGGCCTCGAAACCTTCTGCATCTTCGCCGTGGTAAGAATCGTACCCGTCGAATCTAAGCTCCAATTTAGCATAGCCATCTTCAGTGTAACAATTTACTTCTCCAGACATGTCAGACCATGGTGGGCCCATTTTTTGCAAATTCTCTGAAAACTTAGACTCGAAGTCTCTCCAAAAACGATAGTCTTTACTCAGGAGCACGTTCCCTGTTTCATCCTCGTACTCCGGTTTGTCTAAATCCCAGAGTACCTCCAGGTTCGCGTAGAACATAACAGAAGGCGGCTGACCTGGTTCTCGGTTTCCCATTTCCCAGTGTGGGCTAACAAACTCGTATTCTTCATCGGCCATTCGTTCTGCTTCTTGGCAACGTCTCTCTGTCGCCTGCTCAGGATCTGGTGGTGGGTTGTGTTGTATCCATTCTTTTGATTCCCTCAGAATTTCTCCTACTATCGAGAAGGCTTTTGATTCTAATCCTGCATCTGTCATCGACTTCGGCTCATCTCTAAAATTCGCTATAGCATCGGCAGCTGCCTTTTCTTGCAAGCCCTTGAGGTGTCTCTCTACTATTTCGTAAATATCATCCGGATCCTGCGACTTGTTTGGGCCATCCCATATCATTGTTAGATCACCGTCTTGATCAAACTCTAAAGTAATCAAGTGGTCTTTGTCGCCTTCTGGGATCCCTGAAAAATAAGCCATAACAAATGCCTTACCTTCTTGTTCGGTGTATCTGTTAAAATAGTTTAGTTTAGATTTCGTCGAGATGCACCAATTTGTTAGTCGAGGGTTTTGGCCGTAGTAGCACGAAGATTGTGTTGTGAGTGGACGCACAGCAAAAATGCCGTTTTCATTGTAAACGAGTTCTGAGTCTTTTTTAGCCAATTCTTTATCTTTTAGGTGCCTCTTTCTTTCTCCGGCGGACTGTGGCAAGGCTTGCAATTTTTGAGTGAGGGTATCGAAAGTATACTTGTTTATGTCTTTCTCATCGATTCTCTGCTGATTTCTATGGAAGTCCGTAACTAAACCCATCACTTGATCAAAGAAGGTCTGCGCGGTGTAACCATCTTTCATAACATGCTTGCCTTCTGAGTTTTTGATTGTAAATTTTTGATAAAATTCTTCCATGCACTTGCAGGCAAACATTATGTATTTTGACATGCCCTGGGGTCCGAATTGACTTTTCAGTTGTGTCGCGAGGATATCCACCACTCCGAACTCGTTTGTTATTCCAAACTTTACCATGGCTAGTTTCTTTTTGCTTTCTGCTAACAAGTTAGCTAACCTATAGCCCTCCTCCATCAGGAGGACGTTCTTAGATTTTATTGGTGTGCGGATGTAGTTCCGCCATGAGTCATTAAAATTCATATTATAATTATAACCTTTTTATAATAATTAGTCAAGGCGGAACTTAAGGGTTTAAGATTTAATTGATTTCAATGGATAAAGGCTTAACTTCTTCACGTTGTGGCACTTTTACCGTCAATAAACCATTCTCAAACGAGGCTTTTGCTGATGATAGGTCCAGGTCGTCATCATAGTTTACGTAAGTCTTTGTAAAGTTCCTACGAGCTATTCGGCTTCTCTTTTCATTTTTCTCATCAACAAGGCCAGCGATAGTGATGGTTCTCTTCCCAGGCTGAATGTCTATGGCTAATTCTTTCTTCTTGAATCCCGCCAGGGCAAACTCCAAAACAGTAGAACCATCGTCGTCTCGATAGATGTCGGCGACGGGATAACCCTTAGTGGATTGCTTGAGAACATTAGAGAACAAATCTCCATCGTTGAAAAAATTATCAAACACCTCGTTGATAACTTGATGGCCTAGTAGGCCGGGTCGGTATGTAGTAATTGCATTCATTGTTATTTCCTCCTTATTAAGCAAGTTACATTTTGTAGCTAAATTCCTTTCGGCAATTTGTCTACTTACATAGTATAAACACTATTTATTATGTTGTCAAGTGTTTAGGAGAAGAAATGAATTATAAAATTTTAATGGAAAACTGGAGAAAACATCTTTCCGAAGTCGATACTATGGATCCGGGATTTGGCGGGACAGGTAAGACAAGTGGTAAAGACTTCGCAGACGCGTGCCGAACAGGGTGGAGCGCGGTGGACTTTAGAAACTCTTTTGATCAAAGCATTCGCGGGTTGCCCTCTATTCTTCAAATAATAAAATCAGTGTCAAAAGATAAAGACATCTTGGCAGTCTTATCTGAACTTGGTAACAAAGATTTCATAAAAATAGTACACAAAACAGACACGTCAGCAATGTCTGACGAAGAAAAGGGCAATTTGGCACAAATGTCAGCAGAGTGGAGCGGTGAAGACGAGGGTTTAAGGCTTTTTGTTATTAATTGGCCGGCTCTCATAAATCAGTCTAGCGCGGGCGCTATGGAATTAATCAATAATTTCGCTAGCTTTCATGATACATATCTAAGTACCTCCAAAAATGATCGGGATCGCCTATGGTATTTGAGAGGTGGGGTCATAAGGCCGAACCGGGTTGATGAATTTGTCAACTTTTACGGATTTCTCGTATTGTTACTTATCAGTCTAACCGTTGTGCACGAATTGGCTCACGCGTTTGACCCTGATAACTTATGGAATAATTTAGGCGCCGCCAAGAAAATTTGGGCAGCCTTAGAAGACGGCGGCGATGACATGTCATCAAAGTATCTGCCGGCGATGATTACCAAGGCGCTATCGGCAATAAAAAAAGAACCAGAAAAGAAAGATCAAATAGAAAAATCTCATCAGGCGCGCGTAGAATTCTTTGCAACCAACAGAGAAAAGGACTTTCTGAATGATCTCTCTTCGAGTGAGATGTTTAAATCATTGTTCTCCCCACGTTTGGGACCTTTAAATTCTGGGCCCTTTGATCTAGAAAAATGCGCAGTAAGCTCTTGGTTAGCGCAACCTTCTGAGCGAAGGTTTAAATTAGCAGACAAGTCCAAAAGAACAAGCTTCAAAGATGCGATAGTTCAGTGGCGCAAAATGATGACTAGCAACTGTTCAGGTCAAATGGCTCGATTTATAAAAATTCAAGATGACTACATAAGTTCATATCAGAAAAGTTGCAGCGTTAAAACAGGGAAAATGATAGGCCCTGAAAGTCTTTCCGGTATCGCTGCCGGAGAAGGTGACGATAGATTGGCTCCAGACTCCCTAGAAGACAGAGAAACGATAACAAAGTCTCGAAGATCTTCAGGATTGAACGAAATAAAGATAAAAATCAAAACGAAATAAAGATAATCTCAAGTCAAAACCTCTATCTTAGGGGCCCGGGACTATTTATTAACGTAACAAAGCGGAGAAAACAACCTTGAATTTAAAAAAAATAATAAAGCAAGAACTTGAAAGATTAATTAAAGAGATCGATGTCTCAAGCCAAGCAATGAGCTTACCTAGTGCAAGTATTGAAAAAGAGAAGGACTTGGTCAAGTCAAAGCCAGCGAGCGTTTCCATTTTAGACCAGGGCATTGGCGAAAAGTGCGACTTCTGTTTTAAGCCAGAAAACTCTAACAGTCCCGAATGTATAGAATGGTTTACAAGTGAACCTGGTGGATATGCCGGGGCTCTTGCGCGCTGTGAGCAGAGTCCAGAATCTCCCGTTTATAAGAGCAAGAAAGTGAGGGCCGGGTGCGGTAGGGGCTTAGGTGCAAGCGGTATACGACTTTTCAGGTCAGAACTAAGAAAACAAGGAATCAAAACGTTGTCCACTAAGAATGCCTCCAAGATGCTTCAAGTTCTATTGAACTATGTTAACCCTGCGCTGCCAGGTGGAGCAGGACACAAGCGGATGGTCGTTGATGGTATCTTGGGGGCCGCGACAAGAAAAAGTATACAATTCTTTCAGGAAAAAACACCTGGTATGAAAATAGACCAGTGTGCCGGGTCGGGTACACTGTCTGCCGCCTTGAAACAATACTACAAAAAGTACAAAGGGTCTAACATTTCTTATTTATACAGAGATGCCACGAGAGGCAAAGGTACAACAATTGACTCAAAGGGAGAAGTACTTCCAGCTTTTCAGGCTCTGCCGTCTCAGATTCACAATCAACTTGAACATGTTCAAAAATACCTCAAAAGAATGAAGTCAAATTTTATCATTGTTGATGATGCAAATCGAAGACTTTACATCTTTAATCCAAAAGAATCTTACCCAGGAAGTGGGCCGCAATTATTAGCGGCGATGCCTGTGATAACAGGTCTCCACAAGGGAGATCGAGTTACTCACCATTATGCTAAGTTTTTTGAAGACTTTGGACTCTTAAGGAAGTATGCGCGAATTAAGAAAAAAGCTGAAGAGACAGGCGACGAAAGGCCGGTGATTGAGTTTACAAACAAAGCGTTTAGTGCTTGGTTGCAATATTTGAACAAGCACAGAAGTAGGAAGACCAGCGCTGCTATCTTCAGTATCACCAGTGTCCTCGAAACACAGACGAAAAAAGATAAGGCTGGTTATGGAAAGGCTATAGTCTACATACGAGATCCTAAAAATCCGGAGTCGGCGGCGGCAATACACGGTACAGGAGTCAAAGCAAGGGTCCGGCAGCTACAAAAAGCAGGTAAGGTCTTTGATTTAGATCCGAACAACAGTAAAATAAAAGCCATAATAAAGAAAGTCGGAAGTTACGGATGCATCAATGTTGGGGCCAGAGGGTTAGAAAAATTGAAGTCTCTCATCAGTCCTAACGATTCTCAAGTCTTTGTGCTTCCGGAAGACTCCACTAAAATTTTAAACTACGACGACTTTCTTGATTTCAAGAAAGCTTCGGATGGTGCAAGAGACAAATACTTTAAAAAATTGTCAAAAGCGGGAGTTTATAACGCTAGTGCTGCAGCGCTTCTTGCGAAGGCAGATTCCAGTAAAATAGAACAGGTGGACCCTGAAGATGTATCTGCCATCAAGAAGTCTATGGGGCGCGCCGGTATAGGTACCACGAAAGATTTTACAAGCTTTGAAAAAGACAAGTGATTATCTACTAAAACTATCCCACCTGGCGCGGTAGCCGCGGACATCAATGTGTAGGCCATGTGGGTGCCAAGAGTATTTTCCAATTCCGCCGGTACTTCGTATAACTTGCCTGTTCAAGATCTCATATACAATGAGCTTGTCTTCCATGTCTGCAGTGCCGTTGGTGTTGACATCCCCAACATCAAAATCGAGTGCATCTCCGGTTATGTGCTTGCTCGTGTAAGCGCCGCCTTCACTGTCGTTATGTTTTGGGTGTCTGTGTCCGGCCGTAATCTTTATGTTATCAGGGTTGTGGCCCATCTTTTTTAAGGCGTCGCACATTTCTATATACTTATAGAGAACTTTCTTATTTAACAAGACCGGAGTCTTATCTTCGAATTTAGGACCAGGTGATGTTAAGTCTCTAATCGTGTTGTTGCCCAAAATCTTGGTATTCATCATAGACTCGGGTACCAGGTAATAAGTTCGTGAACCAAGAGCGTATGCATATTTCTTGTGATCGAGGCCTGATTTTTTCAAATAATCTGCTCCAAGTTTGGATGCGTGCACTTTCTGCAGATTTGATAAAATCTGATCTATTTTTTGCTTTGTAGTTACTTTTTCTTGCTTGGTAACCTTGGTTTCTTTGACTGGGTTGTTACCCGCGGATAAAAGCAACGCTAGTGTGGCGATTATTGTTTTTTTGAAAGTTCTCAATTTTATTTTCCTTCTTTTTATCAATCTTTCTATGATTATCATAGCGCGAATCACTCAAAATGTCAATAAAAAAGTTGAATTAAAATTATCAACACTGCCAAAGAAAAACAGATCATAGTCTTTGTTGTGAGCATTGATTCACCAAGAAGGAACCAGGTCAAAACAGGAAACAGTATTAAACCTGCGGACGAGCCGATGAATCTTGCGGTCCATACAGACCCCGTTGCTTCGACTATTATCTTCCACGCATACCAAAAAGAAATAGATGTAGGCACTCCCATGACAAAAGCTGCAGCGATGGGCTTGTTCTCCCACCACTCTGACAGGTACTGCGTGTTTAACTGGAACCACCCTAGGGTTTGGCCCAAAAAGAAAAGAAAGACACCAAGATATACTGACATTAATGTGACCAAATTGCTGCGTTGGAGTATGTCGCTCTTTGTGACGCCTCCACTACTTTTGACATAGTTAATACACTCTTGAATTCCGCATTAGGCAGATAGAGTGTGTCAACAGAGTTTTCGAGAGCCTGGGACAAATACTCTTCAAAGATTGCTTTTAGGGTGGTGGCGCATGCCGTCGCGTCCAACAACGAGGCCCTCTCGGAATCAGATAAGGGATAAAGCCCTGACGTTACGTCTTGTGTTAATGAGTTTAGTCGATAATAAGCTGGTATCATCGCATCGTAGATGGTCTTGAGCACCTCTATCTTCACTGGTGTTTCTTTACTCATTTGATCTATCTAACAGGTCAGTATAGCCTCCGATTTTTTTGACCAATCCAGAATCTAAATCGTTTGATAAAACAATCGGAACAGTTGGGTGATCATAGAACTCCTTACACTCTTCTAGAAACTCTTCGTCGCTTATATAGTCCAAGAATTTAAACTCCAAGTTATTTGCTATACAAAAATCCTGAGCGTGGACGCAAAAAGGGCAGTTGCTTCTGCCATAAATTAGTATCCTGTCAGTCATTTAATAACACCTTTCCTGTTCCATTGATTGTTTTGAACAATTCTTCTGCTGTTCCCAGGACAATAATCTCTTCAATGTTTGTTCCCTCAGTGAATTTTAATATCGAATAGGACTTGGTAGAATAATTGTCTGGGCTCTCCTTCAATAAAAACTCTTTTGCTCCATCATAGTCCGACAAAGACAAAATACTGTTAGAGTTTACATAAAACTTATCCAGAGAAATAACTCTATTGTATCCTTTGTTTATTATTGACAACTTTTTAAGTTCCACTAGCATAGTTCATCCTACACTTTTCAACACAAAAGCACCAATGATACCAATAACAGTCGTGAATAGCGTCCAAATCATCCTGGAAGATGTTTGCTTCCAAGTCTCTAGTTCTCTCAATCTTGCATAAAGGCCGTTATCAGGATTATAAACTGCTTCTTTTATTTTCGCGACGTCTTCTGACATTTCTTCCTGCTTGTCTCTAACAACTTCAATACCGTTACAAACTTTATCTATCTTGTTGGTTAATTCCATAATGTCCTGCTGCTCAAACATGGCTAAATCCTCCCGCTTACCATTAATTAGTTAACTACTCCTGCACAATGCTGTGATTAGTTAACAAAAGAGTCGACGAAACTGAAACTGCGTTTTTAAGAGCACAACGAGTCACTTTTGCAGGGTCGATAATTCCAGATTGTAAAAGGTCGACTTTGTCTCCGGTGGAGAAGTCGATACCCTCGGATTCTTTACACTCCTGAACTGTCAACATCGCCACTTCCGGTGACATTCCTGCATTGCTTGCCATCTTTCTGAATGGTGCTGTGAGCGCCCGACGGAAAATTGAGAGCGCCGTTGCTTGGTCTTCGTTTGTGAAATTTGGAGCCACGGATGATGCGATACGCAACAAGGTGGTTCCGCCCCCGGGAACTACGCCCTCTTTCTGAGCCGACCTGACGGCTTCTAAAGCGTCTTCAATCCGATGTTTCTTCTCTATCATCTCTACTTGAGATGATGCACCCACGCGGATAATAGCAACACCAGAAGAGAGGCGAGTAACACGATCTTGGAGTCGCCCTGCTTCATGGATGTCATCAGTTTGCTTGATCTCTTCTTTAACCTTTTCAATTGTCTGGTCGATCTCTTCATGTGAACCCTCCCCATCAACAACCGTCGTCATGTTCTTTGTGATTTCTATACTAGTTGCTTTACCAAAATCACTCAAAGAAACCTCAGTCAACTTGTTCCCCATCTTTTGTTGAAAGAACGTTGCCCCGGTTGAGACCGCTAGGTCACTCATGATCGCTCTTCTTTGTTCGCCATAGTGTGGCGCTTTGATTGCCACAACCTTCATAGAACCTCGAACGGTATTCATAATTAGTGCAGCAAGCGCTTGACCTTCTATTTCATCTGCAACTATAACAAACGGTTGTCCTTCTCGGGCTGCTAGCTCTAATGCCGGCAGTATTTGGTTTATCTGTTCTACCTTCGAATCAGTAATAAGAAACATTGGGTTCTCATATCTGCACACGCCCCTTCTTTCGTCCGTAACGAATGCGGTTGCCGCATATCCGCCAGAGAACCTAAATCCTTCCACAAGATCTAGACTTGTCTCATGGCTACGCGCTTCTTCGATAGTAATGGATCCATTCTTTCCAACCTTATCTACCGCGGTAGACACCAGAGATCCGATTACTTCGTCGTTATTTGCCGAGATGGTTGCGATGTGCTTTACATCCTCTACGGACGAGATCGGCGTGGAAATTTCCTTCACTATCTCTGTCGCCTCAAGCATGCACTGTTCTAGGCCTCTCTTGATTTCTATGGGGGATACCCCTGAAGCAATGTGCTTGTTCGCTTGAGAAAGTATTTCTCTGGCTAATACGGTACTTGTGGTGGTACCATCGCCGGCCTCCGCGTTTGTTTGGGCTGAAACTTGCTTTACAACTTGCGCCCCTGCATTAACGTGCGGGTCTTCAAAGTTTATACTCTGTGCGACCGTGACTCCATCTTTAGTCACAAACGGGCTTCGTCCCTTTTCGTGAATGAGTACGTTTTGACCTTTCGGTCCGAGTGTTGTTGCTACGTAATCCGCTAGAGTGTTTACGCCTTCAAGAACTTTATTGCGGAGTTCAGTTCCGTGGCTGAGTTGTGTGGTCATTTTGACTCGCTTTCATGTTTGTATGTATATACTATAATGCATTTCGGTTGAAATGTCAAGGGGTTTGTTTATCTTTTGTTGACTGAAGCTCTTCTGTCTTTGAGATAACGTTTGTGGAGGCTTTGATCGCCTCTGCTGCTTGTTCGTCTTTCGTCATGCCGCCGGCGATATAAGCATAGGTGTTATCTTGTATTGCTTTTACGTTCACAAAAATGTCAAATAAAGACTCGTTAAGTAGCCCCGTCATTCTATTTAACACCTCCTGTGTATTCTTTCTACCGACGTTTATTGTGCCGAACTCGGCTTCTGTTTGGTTGGGGCCAAGCACGCGGCTGTTGCTGTAAGTGTGAACCTCTGCTACCATGTTCTGTGTTAGGCCAAACTGCTCTGTTGAAAGATAGCCGCGGGTTTGCACTAAGGCTGCCAGCTTTTGCTCTCTACTCATGGCGTTGTATTGCTTTGCCGACTCCTCTGGTGAGAACCAGTTACTCTTTTGGTTTAGAACCTTATCGCGTTCGAGTTTGCTCTTGCTAGCAGAATACTGCTTTAGTATACTAATCTTATCAGCGGCTCCACCGCCGTTGTTGGCAGCTTTGGCGCGTCGAGCAATGTTAATGGCAAGTCCACTACCGCCACTTATAGCTTTGTCATCCAAGTTGTACCTAGGTTCAGGTAGTGTGTCATTAATCTGGGCTAGAGTCCCTAGTACGACGTCTATTAGCGATTTGAACTCGGGGCCTGAGCCGTACATGGCAGAGGTACCTCTCTTAACATAAGGGGTCCTTGGTTCATAATCGGGGGCAGCTTTTTGCTCATCTGATAACTTATCATCAGGGTCGTGTTGTATGAAGAATTTATCACTTAGTTGAGTAGACCAGCTTAAGTTCTTAAGAAACTGTTCTGCAAACGCGTCGTCAACTTGCAGGGCTTCGAGGTTTTTTGCGGCGTAGACCTTATTCAGGGCCTCCAACTCTTTCCTGAAAGCTAGGGCGTATTTGTTTTCCATCTCTTCTGAGGATGGGTCTGCGATGCCTGGTAAATTGTCTATGAAGGTTTGGCCGCCTTTTGGCAATTGAATACACAACCTGGAGTGCTTTGAAGATTTAGAAAGTATATCGAAAATGTTATCTAGAGTAAAGTCAAACCTATACCACCTCAAGAAACCATTGACGTCCTGGCCTTCTTTTTGGCCATCTTCGAAGCGCTTAGTCACAGCAACATAACGCATAAGATCGTTGTCAAATTTAGGGTTCGTTATATCTCCAACGAGATCTCTAAAAGAGCCTCCAACGTGTAGGTTTCCGTCTTGATACAGTTTCAAACTTACGGGCATGGCGGTGCCGTCACTTCTAGAAAGAAAGTCTGCAATAGTCCCGGTATTGGCGGGTATTTGCTCACCCTCCATTAGAACAGCTAGGAACGCTTCGAAACTAAAACCCGCAGAGGCAGCGTTAAAATTCGCTATGACCTTTGTCAGTGTCTTGTAGAAGACCAGGTAGGACAAAGCTGTTGCTATTTGTTTGGCTGCCGAAGTGTTTCCTTCGGGTCCGAACATCTCTTGCATTGCAGCATCGGGATTGTCATAGAAATTAGAAAGTGAAGCGATCTTTTCTACAAAGTCCCCACCTTGGATGTTTTCCAAGAACTGCAACAGCTTTTGTCGCTCAGGGCCGTTAACTGGATTATCACCTCCTGCACCTGTGACATCAGTCCAGCCTAATTCTGTGACTGCTATTTCGGGAATAGCATCCAAGGTCATAGTCATAGACTTTCGCTCGTTGAGAAACTGTTCCTTAAGTATAGCGATTGGGCCTTTGCTTGACCTAAACAATCTACCCTTCTCCACCTCGAAGACCTCTTCGATGAGACCGAAAAGATCTTTCATGGTTGATATGGTAGGTTTCTTGTTATTCTCTGATAAAAATTCTTCGTGCCATGCCATCTTACTTCTCCTCTGTATAATTAGATGATTTCATCTGCAATTCCCATCTTTATGGCTTCTTCTGCTGAGATGTACACGTCTTTTTGTGTCTTTAGAAGCTTTTTTATCTTAGATGGTGTAAGTTTTGTGTAGTTCGCAAGAGTTTCGATGTATCGGTCTTGGACCCACCTTATCTCGTCAAGCTCATTTTCCATGGAAAAGATCGTCCCCCCTGTTCCTGCCATCACGTTGTGAAGCATTATGCGGCAATTTCGGCCGACTTTACGTCTGCCGGGTGTGCCTGCCGCCAAGATTGGGACGCCAGCTGACATTACTTTTCCTAGGCCGAAAGTCTCTATGTCGCATGTTCGCTGCTTTATTAGGTCCATGATGTCCAAAATAGAAAACATATCAGAAGCTATGCCGCCATGGGTGGAAATTATCATAGAGATGGATCTCGCGACGACAATGTCTTTACTTTCCGGGTTTGCAGGCTCTTCTTGAATAACCGTGTGTGAATTACTCTCTAAATATAACAGGGCAGCCACCACGTCGGCACCTTTTTGTTCAGTGATGTCACCGTACAAATTTATTGTTCTAAGCTCTTGGTCGCTATGTTGGGGTAGTTGTATATTGTTGACTATAACTATTTGATTATCGTCTTTTTCTTTAGATTTGCCCTTCTTTTCGGGCTTCTTCTTTTTCTTCTCCGGTTGAGATGTTATTCTTTCGATCATTATTGTGTCTCTCTTTTTGATGTTTGTTTATACTATCAGAAGTTTGTTGACTTTTCCACTCTTTTTTTCAGGCTTTAACCCTTCTAGTGATAAATAAAAAGCCCCACTTTTTAGGGCGGGGCTTCATATGTTACCAACGAGCTTTCACTTCTTACTTCTTAGTTGCGATTCATCTTTTTAGATACGATTCTTTGGGTGACTCTCTTAAGAACCTCCTCTATAATCGCTTCCTTGTTCTCGTATACGTCGGATCGCATTCCTGGAGCTTCTGGCTCCTCTTCAGCTGGGCCCTCATCCTCTGCGTCAAGGTCAGCTTCCATGTCGTCGTCTTCGAGGTCAAAATCCTCGTCGTCTTCGTCGCCCTCTACCTCTGAACCTTCGCCCATAGCAGCCTGTAGTCTCTCTCCAAGATCGATGAGAAGCTGTGCTTCCTCTTCTGTCAGGCTGATGTCGGCTGCGGCAGGCTCGTCCATGTCGTCGCCCATGTCGTCGTCCATTTCCATGTCATCATCCATGTCCATGTCATCCTCAGCTGGCACTTCGTCCATGGCGAGGTCATCTTCCATAGGAACTTCCTCTTCTAGGACCACGTCTGGTGTGACGCTCTCGTTCGTTTGGATGAATTCATCCGTTAATGCTTCCACGTTTGCAAGCTTCATGAAGCGGCGAATCGTGTTTTCTTTTAGCAGTTTTTTATCACTCATTTTATATAATCTCCTTGTTGTTCAAAGTGGTGACCATTGGTATAATACAACTATAAATAGTTTAGGTGTAGTATAAACGTCAGATTTTTATCCTTTTTGAAAGTTTCTTGATTGCCTGCTTTTCTATCTGTGAGATCCTGACGAAAGACAGCTCCATTCTTTTGGCGACCTCTTCTAAGGTCATTGCGCCGTTAGTGTAAATTGAGACCAGAGAACAATTAACGTCCTCTTCGTAGTTTATCCACATTCTGCAATCCGATTTGGCACATCCGTTTTCAGCTTTCAAGCAGTTTTTAGCGCATTGTGGCAATACATATTTATTCATGTTCTGGCCAGTCAGACTCTATTAGGTCAAAGACGTTCTGTTTATCTGATTCCGTAATTCCTAAATTGTTCATAATTTCCCTTCCTAGATCTAGATCTTTTCTAGTGTTCTTTATTTTTTTCTTTCCCATTTTACCCTTATCTCTCTTTATCTTTTCCACCACACTCAGAAGCAAAGGGTCACTCTCTATGTACATCTTTAAAACGGACACAAAAAATTCAGTCTGTTGAAGCTTGTCGTACTTTAGTCTCACCTTTAGGTCCGCGGATTCTTTCTCGTAACACCTGAAAGTAAAAGCCACTGTCTTGAGATCCTCTATCATCTGGATAAAATATGAGTATTGCTCTCCATGAGCGCTGATGGAGACTGTTTAATAAATCTAGCTTTAGCTCTGAACTCTGAAAGGTTCAAGGCTCCGGTGTACGACAGGCCGGACCTTATATTCTTGGAGATCTTATTCAAAACATCATCAACATCTCCCTTAAGAGATACTGTGGTGGAAACACCCTCTAGAGAGCGCGCCTCACCCTTCCATGCAATCTGCGCTTCTGGGCTGGCCATTCCCCTGTATACCTTGTATTGGTTGTTTATGATTTGTCCTGGCGTCTCTCTCGTTCCTGCCAGCATTGAACCAAGCATGGCGAAGTCTGCGCCGGCGGCAAGTGCTTTGACAACGTCCCCAGCATTTTTAATACCACCGTCTGCAATAATCTTTGCGTCTGAGTCTACGGTTCTGCAGTCAAGCACCGATTGTAGAGTCGGTACGCCATGGCCGGTTTGGATCCTGGTTGAACAGATAGAGCCTCCGCCGATTCCGACTCTGATAGCGTCGGCGCCCCATTGAGAAAGATCATGGAACCCCTCCGCGGTTGCGACATTTCCTGCTATGAGGGTGATCTTATCTCCATAGGAGTCCCGTAAGGTCTTCAGGGCCCGCTCAACGAGGGAGTGGTGACCATGCGCAACGTCGATGCACAAGATTCTGGCTCCAGCACCATACAACGTCGCGGCGCGCTCCATAAAATCAGAAGAGGCGCCAATAGCGGCTGAGATAGAAGAGCGGTGCGAGGAATTTAAGTCTTCATAAATAGAGGCCATTTCTGCCACGATTTCCGCCTGGTCTTGTATTGTGTTATACCTATGTATGATGCCCAGGCCTCCACTGGTGGCCATTGTAAGGGCCATCATCGACTCGGTAATGGTGTCCATCGGCGACGAAATGATTGGGAGCCTGAAGTTGTGGGCACCAATTGACGTGCTTACATCAATGGCAGATCTGCTGTTGATAGAACTCTTTTGCGGCTCAAGAAGCACGTCGTCAAAACATACTGATTCTCTAATTTTCATTATCATTTTCCTTTTTTGATTCACTTTCATTATAACAGATCGTGCATATTAAGTCAATGTTTTCTGACTCTTTATTTATGTGCCAGTTGTCTATCTTCTCTTCGGGCCCTGGTGGGCGATCACATACTGTGCATTTAACTTGTTTTTTAAAATTACGCATGCTAGCCTTGAAGCTTTTCATGAACTGCTTCCTTGCGATTAACATCTGTTTCCTCTTGACCTTCCGTCCAAAGCCCATTATGTATCTCCCGTTGATCCGAGGGCCCCATCGCCGCGGTCGGTTGAACCTTCGTAAATGCTGTCCTCTTCAATGAGGGTAAGGGTTGGTTTTTCAATTCTCACAAAAACTCCCTGGGCGATTTTTTGGCCTAGTTCGATATATTCAATGTCCTTCCCTATGTTGTGAAGGTTCACGAAAATTTCGCCGTCGTACCCCTCGTCGACAACACAAGCTCCTGTGATTAAATGCTTCTTACTGGCAATACCTGACTTGTTCATAATTTGAAGCATGCAGCCTGCAGGCACTTGCATCTTAATCCCAGTCTCAAGCAACACACTTTGGCCGGGCTTGATCCTGGTTGCGGCTCCCTCGGTCGGAGCGAAAAAGAAATCCATTCCTGCGTCGGTGCCATGGGCCCTTTGCGGTAGTTTAGCGATTGGCCTGGTGCGATAAACTCTTACACTTTCAAACGATGTCATAATTAACCCCCTTAGTTTTTAAATCTTTTTCTTCAATAAGAGTGTAAGTAAATTTGTTGCTCCACTTGTCCGCGGAGATGTTACAAGTATGCATAAATTCATAGAAGTCTGCAGAACTTTGAAAGACCTGACAGCCCGCGGAAACTCCTCCCGTGTACTCTCTCTCATCCGAACCAAACTGCCTGTGAATGTTAATGCCGTACATACCTTCATCTTCGGGGCCGACGTAATCCGGCGTCGAATCGCGATTATCATCGCGCCAGACTTTGACCTTTCCGGCTCGCTGGCATAATGCAGTATACTTCCTCTTTCCTCCATGGATGTCGATCTTGTAAGTTGAACGATATTGATCCGGTACCAAAATGGCAGTGCCCTTCTCGTTAATCGGCCTGTTTAAAATTCTTGTTCCTGGCTCTGTGGTGGCAGGATAAGTGTCTACTACCCACTCTCCATCAATTTTATAAAAGACGTTAATCAAGTCGTCGAACTTGCTAGCGCTTCCGGAGTCATTTCTGACTCCGATAATGTTGAGGTTATAATCCCCCTTCTCAAAAAAGCTGTACCCCTTGTTTATTAAGGTCTCCCTATAATGGTCAACGGTCATGTTGGCGCATAACCCTGTTAGTCTAGACATTTTCCTTCTCCTTTTCGTTTTTACAAATACTGACTATTTTCCACGCATAGCCTAACTTGCTCCGCGTGTTGTAAGCCTCCATGGCTGCCTCTGAAAATGTGAGTTTTTCTACCACTCTCTCATCCCACAGGTCTTCTTTTTCATTGTGGATTTTAACCGTGTAACTGTTCATCTATTCCTCCTCATGCTAATAACTTGAACATTTTTCTCATGCTGAAAGTGGAGAATCCCCACTGTTGATTGTAGTTTAGTCTTGCCATGTATGGCCTGTTGATGTGCACAATGTCTCTCTCTGGATCGACACCCCAACACCGGATCACGGTCATCTCATTGTTATCATCGATTACTTTTACAACATAGAAGTTCTTCCCATTCTTTGACTTCTTGAGTTTACATTCACGAGGGATAAACCAAGTTACGCCAAGTTCAGGGTCGTATTCTGAGATAGGGGGCACATAAAGTTCATCTAGCTTTTGTCTCACCCTGGGTGTCACCACTGCGTTGATTGGAAATACACCCGTAAGATTTACCAAGTACTCTAGTTTCTCTTCTTCTGAGAAGTCACCTTCTGGCTCATATAGTTCTATGTTTTCTAGAAGCTTCTTCTCTTTTCGCGGTCTGTCTTCGGCAACTGCGCTGAAAAAGTGCTTCATGCCTGAAAACCTGTCATCCATCAAGGTATTTAGCGCCTGGGAGAGGCACAGGGCCGAGATAGACTTCTTGTTTAATTTGGAATAAGTAATCTTCGGGTGAAACAAGAACTCCTCAATAGTATTGAATGGTCTGTGTTCGATGATTTGCTCAATCGCTTTGATGCCCAGTCCCTTGATAGAGGACAGGGGCTGGATCAAAGTCTTTCCGTCATCGCTAATCTCCCATCCGACTCCTGATGTGTTAACATTCAAAGGCTCAACATTGTACCCCAAAGATTTGGCTGTTGCGATGGCGCGCTCTTTGCGCGTTTCGGGCTCCTTGTCTAGAAAGGCAGCAAGCCACTCCGCAGGATAATAGTTAAGCAGATAAGCACACTGATAAGACAACACGCAATAGGAAACAGCGTGAGACTTATTGAAACCATAGCCAGAAAAGTATTCAAAAGTTTCCCAAAGCTCTCTAGCTTCATAATCCCTCATTCCTTTCTCCAAGCATCCGCGCTTGAACTTGTCAAAGATCTTGTCTTTCTGAGCCTGGACTTCGCCAGTACCCTTCTTAGTAAGTAGTTTTCTAAGCTTATTACCCTCATCCAGGGACAGGTCCTTGCCTAACTTGTGAGCCAACATAGCAATCTGTTCCTGAAAAATAAGGAAGCCGTATGTTTCTTCCGTTACTTCTCGGACATACTTGTTGACGTACTCCACATCCTCTGGATTTGACTTTGCTCCAATGTACTTTC